GTATGACTGAACAAGACTTCTTAAAATATGCAAAAGTGTTGCCGCCTAGATAAGCGGCAACATAACCAAAAAAAAAAAAAAAAAAAAAAAAAAAAAAAACAGAAAGGGTGAAAAAATAATGTTAAACATAATAGCAAAAAACGTTAAATCAAAACTTGTAAAAAAGGTAAATGGAACAGTATCTTGTCACATCATAGGTACATCAACATTAGTATGCGATATTATAAATAACGGAAACGTTTTTCGTTATACCGAAAAATACACACCGTTTGAAATAAGTAACGGAATAACAAGCACGCAAATAGCTGATAAAATCATATATGCTTATTTGTTACACATAAAGAAAAAATTCTTCAAATAATATTTACACTTTGTTCATAATTTGTTCATATTTATATACTACAATATAATTGTAGTTAAGAAACAGATACGTTAGTCATAGCGAAAAAGGGGCGGCGTAAAACTGCCCCAATTCACTCAATAAAGGTGGTGTAAGATTGTTAAAAGAAATATTTGAACAGCTTGTATACTTAGATAATTGGGACAAGTACCATATTGTTGATAGATATGTATACACAAATAATCGCTTGATGTTAATGGTTGAAGTAAATTCATCATATGTATATAGTTTTGAGCACATGGAACAGCTTATACATAATGATGTACTAAACGTGGTGTCATTGGTTATAACTGATAGAAGTAAGCTAGATAGGTGTAGGTAGGGTTCGATTCCTTACCCTAGCATTAGTGCAAATTTGCGCTAGGAAACAAAAATCAATAATAGCCATGAAAGGAGAAAAAACTATGGCAAGAGTACCAATGGTAACAAGAACAATTACAGCGACAAAAGTAACAGCACTTTGTCTCAATATTGAGACAGCAGAACCGTTCAACAAAACTGTGACGCTTTCTGGCACGTTTAAAGACGAAAAAGCTATGATGAAAGCGGCTGAAAAGGTTATCAATTCTGACACTGAAAAAGCGGTACATATCGTAGACAGTGAGGAAATTGAAACTCTTTACGGAATGACGGAACAGGAGTTTATTGAAAAGGCTAAGGTTTTACCGCCTAGAACAAAAAAGGAAGAGGAACATCAGTAAACAACAAGAACAAAAAAGGAGAATAAGCCATGAAAGGTTATGAAGTAAAAATCATTGAGACAAGCAAGGAATTATCGGCAAGGGAAAGAATTGCCCTCAAAAACTTTGACGATATGGTTCAGTTAGACAACACCATTACAGTAGATCAACCACGGTTACATATTGACATTGACGGTTATGCTGTAGCAGGAGTTCACAACGAAAAGTCTGATAATGTTGACTACGAAAAGTTCATCATTTTCGGAAAAGATGGGCAGAAGTACATCACAGGTTCACAGCCGTTTTTCAGTTCTTTCAAGGAAATCTGGGACGAAATGGAAGGTGAAAATGAGGATTGGGCTATCATCGCTTATAAGCGTGAATCCAATAACTACAAAGGTAAAGAGTTCCTTACTTGCACAATTTGTTAAAATAAAAAAAGCCCCCCCACTTAACGGTGGGCTGGGGCTTCTTTCTTTTTAGAAAGGCGTAAACTATGGCTAAGAAATCTACACAACTACAAATAGAATACAAAAAACAAGTAAAGCGGTTAAAACAGGCGGTAAGGAGAGCCGAAAAACGTGGATACCTAGTACCAGAAAATATATTACCAAAACAACCTAAAAAAGTAACAACAAAATCTGTTGAACGATTAAAGAAAATAACCCCAAAAGAAATTTACGCGAAATCTGAAAAACTAGACTTTGAAACAGGTGAACTGATTCCCGGTGAAGTAGCAAGAAAACAGGAAAAAAGTGAATCTGCTAAAAAAGCGGCAAAAACAAGAAAAGCTAAAAAAGAAAAAAGATATAACGCCGACAGGGGAGAAAGTGAAGATTATGTATATAACTACAACGATTTTCCAGATATGGCAGACATTATTATAAGCAATTTTAGATCTGAAATGACGCGGTTTCCTGAAATAGCGTATCCTATTGTAACTGAATGGCTTGACAGATTACTTAGAGATTATTCAAAAGAAGACATTTCTGAAATGCTAGAAAACGCTGCTTCACAGGGTTTAGGTGTTGATTATTCTATTGCTTATCGTGAAGATTTGCTTTTGGATAGGCTAACAGAAATTATGGACTTTTTGCCAGGTGCGTCTACTGGTAATAAAATGGACATAATGGATGCCTTGGAATATGAAGAAGATTGGGAAATGCCAGACTAAATGAAGACCAAAAAATACAGGTATTTCATGGGGGATTTTGAAACCACAGTATATAAGGGTCAGGTAAACACAGAAGTATGGGCTAGTGCAAGTGTTGAATTGTTCACAGAGGATGTAAAAATATTTCATTCTATTGGAGAACAATTTGAATATTTTAAATCACTAAAGGAAAATATAGTTGTTTACTATCACAACCTAAAATTTGATGGGGCGTTTTGGCTCTCATATTTAATGGTTGACTTAGGTTTCAAACAAGCCAGTGAATCTTTAGACGCCGAAAATCCGTTCAAAATAAGATGGTTACAAGAAAAGGAAATGACAAATAACACATTTAAATACAGTGTATCGGATAGAGGTCAATGGTACACCATAGTAATAAAAGTTGGAGGTCGTTTTATTGAGATAAGAGACAGTTTAAAGTTATTGCCTTTTAGCGTAGAAAGAATAGGCGAGAGTTTCGGAACAAAACACAAAAAACTAGATATGGAATACACGGGTTTTAGGTTCGCAGGTTGTGAAATAACTGAAAAAGAAAAGGAATACATAGCCAATGACGCTTTAGTGGTAAAAGAAGGTCTTGAAATAATGTTCAATGAAGGGCACACAGATTTAACAATAGGTTCATGCTGTTTAAATGAATATAAGAAGTCTGTTGGTAAAGAAGATTATGAAATGTTTTTTCCGAACCTATACGATATTAGTATAGATAAGTTAAAGCATGGGTATGACAACGTAGGTGAATATATAAGAAAATCATACAGGGGCGGATGGTGCTACTTAGTAAAGGGAAAAGAGAACACAATATATAAAAATGGGTGTACCTTTGATGTAAATTCGCTTTATCCTTCAATGATGTCAAGTGAAAGCGGAAATTATTACCCAGTAGGAATACCGCATATGTGGCAAGGCAATATAATTCCAGATGAAGCATTAAAACCGCACAGATATTATTTTGTTAGAGTAAAGACAAGGTTTTACATCAAAAAAAATATGTTGCCTTTCATACAAATTAAATCATCACATTTATACAAAGGTACAGAGTGCTTAGAAACATCAGACGTGTATAATAAAGAAACTAACACATATTCACCATATTACATAGGAATTGACGGAAATGTTAAATCCACCAGAGTAGAAATGGTTTTAACAATGACAGATTTCAAGTTATTAAAAGATCATTATGAACTAGTAGACTTTGAAATATTAGATGGTTGTTGGTTTTATGCTGAAATAGGTTTATTTGATTCTTACATGGAAAAGTACAAAACTATGAAAATGAATAACAAGGGTGCATTAAGAGAGTTAGCAAAACTTTTTCTAAATAATTTATACGGAAAAATGGCAAGTAGTACAGACAGTTCATTTAAAGTGGCATATATAAAAGACGATAAATCGTTAGGATTCATGACTTGCATGGAAAATGGTAAAAAGCCTGGGTATATTCCAGTGGGTTCAGCCATAACAAGTTATGCAAGAAATTTCACAATAAGAGCGGCCCAAAAGAATTATCACGGCAAGTATAAACCCGGTTTTATATATGCTGACACAGATAGCATACATTGTGATCTACCATGGAACACAGTATCAGGAGTGAAAATACACGATAAAAACTTTTGTTGCTGGAAACCAGAAAGCTGTTGGGATGTAGCTATTTTCACTAGACAAAAAACATATATAGAACACGTTGTACAAGAAGATTTGAAAGAGATTGATAAACCATATTACAACATAAAATGTGCTGGTATGCCAAAAAAGTGTAAAAATTTGTTCGAGTTATCTATGCAAGGGTTTACACCAGATGAAAATGACACAGATTACACAGAAGAAGAAAAAGAATTTTTAAGCCATAAAAGAAAACTAGAGGACTTCACAATAGGATTGAGTGTTCCGGGGAAATTAAGACCAAAAAGAATAAGGGGTGGAATACTGTTAGTAGAAACACCATACAAAATGAGATAACAGAAAGAGGGCTTAACGCCCCCTTTCTTTTTATATCTGTAACTTTTGGGTATTCAATGCGGTACGCTACCGATATGAATTGTGGCAGTATCTTTCACCTGTGCGTTCCACAATGTCACATTGAATATAGCAAAAGCAGATACCTTAATAACTTAAACTTTTCAACAATGCTTCTTTACATCTTAAATCTTTAAATCTAAAACACCCTTTCTCAAAATAAAATCTAAGTGTAGCAAGGAAAGCGTCATTTCTTTTTAACATAACATAGTTAATTTCATGATCATCAGTAGTTACTGTTATTTTAAGCCTAAAAGTATTATCACTTCTATCATCAATGTAAATAACACCTGAATCAGCAAATTCACGCACACCGTACTCAACTCCCTTGTATTTAATTGTGCATAAATATCTACCAACACCTTTCGGTTTTTCAATAAAAGCTTTGTTATCATTAAGATAAACGCACTCGCTACTATAAGCGACATAGCTGTTTTTAGAAAATGCCTTATTGAAACCACTATCTTTTTGTGCTCTGCTTGCAGTTTCAATAAAACCTTGTTCCAAAATAAAACCATCACCGCGTAAAAATTTTGTATCATCTTTTAACCTTTCGCTTATACCTAATTCAACAAAGTATGGGTTTATAATTGACACAGGATTACTTAACATAAAAACAGGGACATATCTACTCTGTTTTCCCTGACCCCTAGCAACACTTGTATGAACCGAAATAAACTTTCTTATTTCATCAGAACAATAGTGATTCGTTTCACTTTGAAATTCATCAAATATCATTCGCTCTACATCACTAAACAGGTGAGAATATTTCTTTAACTGGTCTGCACTATTTAATGAAATAGCGTATCCACATGGTTCATCATCTAAGAACAACTCATGGAATATACCAGAAGCCTTTCTTTTGCTTGTCATTATACTACCATTAAAAAATAATGTTGACAAGTCTTTAAAAAATTTTTCTGCACAATCATCAAGCTCATAATTGTATCTATATATGAGTGCAAATTTTTCACCTTTTTCTTTGAATCTATTTACACACAGCCTCCCAAAATAGGTTGTTTTTCCACCAGACCTATTACTTGTAATTAAATATAACTCAGGTTTGTTACCATTTATATCTAACATACTAAGTATCTTAGTACCGTCATAATATGCACCCTTCAAAAAAAACACATCCTTTCTTATTAAATTATAACATAAATATTGACTTTTTGCAAGCAAAATGATATAATATTAAAAAAGGAAGGAGTTCACATCATGGACGCTAACACTATTATTCAGCTTGTTGGTAGCTTAGGTTTTCCTATTGTAATGTGCGGTGCTTTGTTCTGGAGAATGGTAAAATCTGACGAACAGCATAAGGCAGAGATGGACAAATTAAGTGAGGCATTAAATAACAACACAATAGCCCTCACTAAATTGTCCGATAAACTTGAAAAGGGGGATTAAAATGGACGTTACAGCAATTAACTTACCACAAACTGTTTCCGTATCACTTTTAGTAATTGCTGGTGTGTTCGGTAATGGTGAAGAAAGAAAAAAGAAACTTACTGACAGCGGTTACAACTACAATACGATTCAGAAATGCGTAAATGAGTTGTTACCTATTATTGAAAAGTATGGTGAATGATATGCCCTCAATTCAAAACGCATATAACTGGGCTGTGGAAACTTGTGCCGCTGATAATGTTGGATATTCACAGCAATACAGAAATCAGCAAAGTGTAAATGGCATTACCTATTATGATTGCTCGTCATTTGTATGGTATGCCTTAGTCGCTGGTGGGTTTGATGTAAAGTCAGCTAATGGAGGTAGTTCATGGCCGTTTACCACCTCCACAGAAGCCGCTTGTTTGCGTGTATTAGGTTTTGTAAAGCACAGCCCAGACGAACCGTGGAAACCAGGTGACATTCTTATAAGAACAAGACACACTGAAATGGCTTTTGATGAAACTAGAACCATGGGAGCGCACACATCAAAAGTGCCATTAGCGGAACAGGTTTCTATCAATGCCAATGACAGTAGGGGAAATTGGCTTGAATTATGGCGGTGGGAAAATGGTGCAGTTAATGAGTGGATAAAAGGTAACAGGTGGCTGACTATTGGGGAAATGCAGAACAACGCGACAATCGTTTTCAATAATCTACTTAGTAATGGATTCACTGTTGAGAGTATTTGTGGAATATTGGGTAATGCTGGCGGGCCTTACACGTTAGGTGAAAGTTCTATCAACCCTGGAATATGGCAAAACTTAACACCAAACCCCCAATTAGGCTTTGGCTTATTCCAATGGACACCATCCACAAATTATACCGATTGGGCTGACGCTAATGGTTATGAGCGTGACGATGGCTATGGACAACTTGATTGGCTAGTTAATCAAACAGTACCGTCTGGACAGTGGATCCCTACTACATATTGTCCAGAGACATTTGAAGAATTTAAGACAAGCACAAAAGACCCTGAATACCTTGCATACGCTTTTCTTGTCAATTTTGAAAGGCCGGCAGACAAAAATCAACCAGCTAGACAGACTAATGCTAGATACTGGTATGAGTGGTACACAAATTCATATGTTCCACCAGAAAATCCACCACAAAACGGTGGTGAATGGAGTTCAAAAATGCCTATATGGTTTTACTTAAAAAGGAGGTTATAATATGCCGTTTAAAGATGGAATTTATCAGCACGAAAGCGGATTCACCGTCATGGTAAATAATGGTGTGGTTATGTTATCACCGAACCATCCATTAAGTATCAGGCTGTCTGAATTATTTGACACATCTAAGTGGAAGGAGGTGAAATAATGGCTGTTAAAGACAGGGATTCTATTTTATCGGCTGTTAAACAGATGATTGGTGATAACACATCAGACGAAGCTATTTCGTTGATGGAAGATATTGCCGATACAATGACAGATTATGAAACTAAGGTAGCAGACAAAACTGACTGGAAAGCTAAGTATGATGAAATGGACGCAAGCTGGCGTAAAAAATACGTTGAAAGGTTTTCCGGAAAAACAGGTGAGGAAATTAAAGACGAACAGGAAGAACAGATTAAAGATGACGGTGAAGTACGTTCTTTTGACGAATTGTTCACAGAAAGAGAGGGGAAATAAATATGGCAACTATTCCTAAAGTTGTAACATTAACCAATTCAAGCGTTGATATTCTTAACGCTATCAGAAACAACGCTACACAGAATTACCGGGATTATGTTCCGAAAGCTACGCCTGACGCTGATAGTATCAGACAGATTGGTGCTATCATTATGGATTATCCGGCATTACAGAACGAGTTTCTTAGTGCATTGGTGAACAGAATCGGGCGTGTTTTAATTACATCTAAGATGTATGATAATCCGTGGGCTTTCTTTAAAAAAGGGTTGCTGGAATTTGGTGAAACTGTTGAAGAGATTTTTGTAAATATCGCTAAACCGTTTCAGTTTGACCCGGCTGTTGCTGAAAGCAACGTATTCAAGCGTGAAATTCCTGATGTGAGAGCGGCATTTCACATTATGAATTATCAGAAGTATTACAAGGCTACAATCAGTAATGACCAGCTTAGGCAGGCTTTTCTTAGCTGGCAGGGTATCAGCGACCTAATTGCTAAGATTGTAGATTCCATGTACACAGGTGCAAACTATGACGAGTTCCAGACTATGAAATATATGCTGGCAAGGCATATTTTGGACGGTCATATGTACCCAGTTGAGATCCCCGAAGTAACAACTGCAAACATGAAAGGTATTGTTTCTGCAATCAAAGGTATCTCAAACAAGTACACATTTTTATCTACACAGTACAATCTGGCTGGAGTTGCTACTTACACAGCTAAAACAGACCAGTATATGCTTATTAACAGCACTTTTGATGCTACCATGGATGTGGAAGTTCTGGCCAGTGCTTTCAATATGGATAAGGCTGAATTTGCTGGGCGGCGTGTTCTGGTGGATAGCTTTGGATCGTTAGATACTGCTAGACTAGCAGAGCTTTTTGCTAATGACCCAACATATGAAGAAATCGGTTCAGACGAGTTAGAAGCATTAGACAAGATTCCTGCGGTATTAGTTGACAGAGATTGGTTTATGATTTTTGACAACTTTTACAACTTCACAGAGCAGTACAATGGTGAGGGATTATACTGGAATTACTGGTATCATGTGTGGAAAACTTTTTCCGTTTCTCCATTCGCAAACAACGCACTGTTTATTCCGGGAACGCCCGGTGTAACAAGCGTCACAATCAATCCGGCAAGTGCTACGGTATCGGCTGGACAAAGTGTACAGCTTACAGCTAGTGTAGAAACCACAAACTTTGCTCCTAAAAGTGTCACATGGAGTGTAGACAGCGAATACGCTACGGTGGATAACAGCGGCAAGGTTACTATGGCTAGTAACACCCCAGCTTCAACGAGTGTAACGGTAACGGCTACAAGCACATACGATACCAACAAAAAGAAAACGGCTACGGTGTCCACACCTGCTTAGTCCACAAATTTTACGAGTTATCCACAGTAAAATGTGGATAACTCTATTTGAAAGAGAGTTGAAGTGACTTATGTATATTGCTCCTAATTCAACAATAAAGATATTAAGAAATGTAAACATTGACAACACATACCAGCACACAATTCATTTCAATGGATCAGAAGAGCAGGCGGCATATTTTTCATCACGGGCCAAATACAGTGTTGCTAATTACACATACCAGAGAAAAGAAAGAATTTTGCGTGTTGGCATTTTAGCAGATAACCTATATGATTGTAATTACATCATGTTCCAAAACACATCTTTTGGGAATAAGTGGTTTTACGCTTTCATTACTAATGTTGAATACGTCAACAATGAAGCGTCAAATATCAGCTTTGAAATTGATGTAATGCAAACATGGTATTTTGATTATACTGTTAGACCATCATTTGTTGAAAGAGAACACACAGCTACCGACAACGTTGGAGACAATTTAGTTCCAGATGATTTGGAATTAGGTGAGTATATCATGGATGACTTTGATGGTACTAATATTTTAGGTCAAAAAAGTATTGTGGTTGCGGCTACATTCAATAAAGATTTAGATGATAACCCCGGAGGTATGTACAGCGGAATTTATTCCGGCTTATTTTTCAATGTGTTTGACAACTATTCCGATGTGAATGAGTTTATCAATGATGTTACTAACGCTAACAAAGCGTCTGGGATTGTTTCAGTATTTATGATGCCCAAAAACATGGTAGCGGATATTGGTGAAAGTGTACAAATATTTGAGGTAAATAAGTCTAAAAAAGTAACTGGTCAAATAGACGGCTATACACCTAAAAATAATAAGCTGTTTACTTACCCATACAATTTTTTGTATGTGTCAAACCTTAATGGCGTAGGTGTACCTTTCCCGTATGAGTATTTTAGTGACCCTGATAATTGTACATTTGGATTGGCTGGTGATATGTCATGCAATCCGCAAGTGGTTTTGTATCCAGAAAACTATAAAGGTGTTCCAGCTAATTATAACGAAAAAATGGTACTGGACGGATTTCCTCAATGCTCTTATAATGTTGACAGTTTTAAAGCGTGGTTAGCACAAACTGGTGCTTCACAGTTAGTCTCACTAGCTGGCGGTGGAGCGGCTATTGCTGGTGGCGTGGCTAAAGCTGGTGCTACTGTTGCCGCAGGCGGCACTGCCTTAGCTATTGGTGGTGTACCTATTGCCGCTGTTGCTGGTATTGCCGCTGTTGCTGGTGTTGTTGCCGGTGTTATACAGCATGCTACATTACCCATGCAAGCACAAAACTCACAAGGTAGTTCAGCTATGACAGCATTAGGGCTAAAAGATTTTGCGTTTTGCCATATGCACATAAGAGGGGAATTTGCTAGAATCATTGATGAATACTGGAATGTTTATGGTTATCCAGTTCATAGGGTGAAACAGCCTAATATTTCAACTAGGCCGTATTGGAATTACATAAAAACGATAGGTGTTAATATCGTAGGTAACGTACCAGTTGATGATTTAGCAAAAATAAAATCATGCTATAATAACGGTATTACTTTCTGGAAGAATGGCGCTGATATTGGTAGTTATAATTTAGATAATAGCGTATAAGGAGGTGAATATATGGCTAAAAGAAAACGTATACCGTGGGCTTCATTTGACTTGAATAATAGAACGTACACACACTATTATAACAGGCTTGCTGAATTGGCTATCAGTATGTTTGAGTGGAGCGGTTTGCCAGACAGCGTTGATCCTAGATTTCTGGAATTAACTTTATTCAGTGACGGGATGGCTGTATTTTTTAAAGATGATGTAATGGACAAGTATTTAGCACTTCAAACAATGATTGGTGGAAATCTTGACGTTTACAGAATCCCTAAAATAAGAACGGCATATGCGGCTAATGGCTATAACATGAAACTTGATGAAAGCAATTCTGTTATCATTTTCAACAATATGTTGCATACTAATTGTTTATCGGATATAGAGTTGTTTGCTTACAAGTTGTATGAATGTGATAGAACAATGGTTGTAAACATTAAGGCACAAAAAACACCTGTTATGATAACTTGTGATGAAAACCAGAGATTGACCATGAAAAATCTTTATGCACAATATGACGGAAATGAGCCGTTTATATTTGGTGGAAAAGATATTGACATGAAAAAAATTCAGGCTATCATAACAGGAGCACCATATGTAGCAGACAAAGTATATGAAACAAAAACGCAGATTTGGAATGAAGCTATGACGTACTTAGGTATCAGCAACGTATCTATGATTAAGAAAGAGCGCATGGTTACTGATGAAGTTAGTAGAAACATGGGTTCTACGGTAGCTTCACGCTATACGCGTTTAGAAATGCGTAAACAGGCGTGCAAACAGATTAACAAAATGTTTGGACTTAATATTGATGTAGAATATCGAGCTGACGTTCAAACTTATACTGATGAAGATATGGGTAAGTATGTCAACGAAACTGATACAGAAAGTGAGGGTAATGACAATGAGTAAATACACAACTGAATTACGTTATATTTGTGAAACCCTTGCTGGTTTGAGCGAAAGTGTTGGTTATGCAGACATTGAACAGGTGATAAAAAATTGCTTGCCAAAAGTGTTTGATTTTAACTTTCCTATATTTGATGAAAATTATAGGAGCGTTTTGGAAACAAAAATATTACGTCATTATTATACAAGAGAGATCGGGTTAGAGACGGTTGGACTGTGGAAATTAAAACTTTCTACAAAGTTAAATGAAATTATGCCGTACTATAATAAGTTATACAAAAGTGAACTTATTGAATTTAACCCACTCTATGACGTAGAACTAACTAGAGAAAGAAAAATAGATGGAAAAGGGACTAAGGACACGCAAAACAGTGAAAATAGGAGCGGTAGTAATAATACAGAAACCACACAGAACAATGATTCAACTGTAAAGGAAACTGGTGGTGATAAAAATACTACAAACGGAACAGCTAACGGCACACAAAATCAGACTACTAATGGTAATGGTACAAATATGTATTCTGATACACCGCAGGGTGCTATAACCGATTTACAAGCTGGTAGATACTTAACTAATGCAACTATTGACAGCGCTACAAACACATTTGCTGGTGCTTCTAGTGATACAACAACACAGACAACAGAAAACACAAATAATTCCACAGTAGATTCAAGTGGAAGTGTTGACGGTACAACTGATTCAGATTTTAACTCAAAAATGGATGGATTCAGTAATACTACTTTAAGCAACACAGAGGATTATCTTGAACGCGTTATCGGTTCTAATGGCGGAGAAAATTTCAGCAAAAGATTAAATGATTATCGATCAACATTTATTAACATTGATATGATGGTAATAAATGAATTGGAAGATTTGTTTTTTGGGTTGTGGTAAGAAAGGAGACTAATTATGAGTTTTAATTGGAACAATGTAAAACCTGCTTGTTGTGCAAGATGGCTGGTTCTTCCTACTGTATATTCAGACGCTTTATCTTATGGCGAACAGCTTGATAAGTTCTGTTACCAGTTAAACCAGTTAATTGAAAACAACAATATTCTTCCTGATTTTATCGCTGAAATGATTAAAGAATATATCAATAGCGGTGCAATCGGTGAAGTAGTTAGAGACATTTTAGCCGACTACATCTTAAATGTAAAATATCCGCCTAATGGCATTAAACCTGCGGTTGGTGACGGAAGTGCTGATGATACAGAAGCTATTCAAGGGTGTATTGACTATGCAAGTGCTAACGGTGGAGTTGTATACTTCCCTTATGGTTCTTATCTTACACAGCCGCTTACAATGAAAGATGGTGTTAGTCTGTTTGGTTTTGACAGATATAGCACTAAGATTGTGTTAAAGGGTGGAGCGACTAAACCGCTTATTGGTGGAACTGTTGCTGATTTCTCTATTGCTAATCTTACGCTCGATGGTAATAGTGGTATTCAGGTTAATGACGTAAATGTTGTTACAATTATGGCAACTAATGTTATGTTCACTAACTTGATTATTAAAGACGGCTACACACTGGTAAACTATGTTGGAACTGGTGGTCATTTCCAGATTAGTGACGTTGTGTTTGGTAACGCTGTTGAAAAGTGCTTGCTTACTACTGGAAACGCTGATGTTCAGTGTGAAAATGTGGTGTTCAATCAGTTATCTGCGGTTGGCGGAGTTTCTGTTATGGACATTGGTACTGATGCTGGTTTCTTTAATGTGAAAAGCCTTGCAAGGTGTAACCAGTGTATTGTTATTAGCGGAAACAATAACAAAATTTCTGCTATTGTGGAAAATGCTGCTATCCCTGTTGTTGATAACGGTTTACAGAATAACATTGAAATCTTTGGGATCAGTAATAAAGAGTTTTACTCTGGAGATACCGCTAAAGAGGTGAGCGGTAGTTATTCTAAACACGTTGGTGGCACTTACACGAAAGCGGTTGACGGCAATGCTAATGAAAGTGTTGACGGAAATCTTAGTTCTATTGTAACAGGTGTTACTACTGAAACATACTCAGGTGATAGAAATGTATCTGACAACAATGTAACTGAAACTGTTAAAAATAAAACTATTGACGGCGATAATCTTATACTTAAACTAAAAAATCCGTTAACGTATAATACACCTATTGATGGGACATATTTTAATTATGTAAAGTTTAAAGACAAAACGAGTGATTATAATGTGCTAGTTGAGAACAAAAACACGAAGTTGCTTAACTTCAATAATGCTAAAACATTTGGTGTAATTGGTGATGGTGTTACAGATGATTCAGACAGCATTCAAAAAGCACTTAATTGTTCTAGGGGAAAATCAATTTATTTTCCAGCTGGTGTGTATTTAATTAGTAAAACTATCACACTACCATCTGATACGTTTATGTTTGGAGATGGTACTAATACTGTATTTAAAGCAAATTTAAATGCCTTTGATATGTTTGTGTCTGAAAACTTTTATGATTTAACAGGAAAAGACGCACATGATATGACAGTTAAAAATATTTATCTTAAGGATTTTACTATTGACGGTAATTATCTTTCAGACTTAAATTCAAACACTAAAACTGGTAGAATATCAGGGCGTGGGTTGTGTATGTACTGCAACAATTATTACCTTAATAATGTGACAGTGTGCAACAACCCAGATGAGGGTGTTTGGTTGGAGAATACAACATATAATGACCCACCTCTGAATTTAATGTATTCCAGTGAATGGTATTTAGCTAATTGCTGTATTAAATTTAACGGTAAACACGGTATCTATTCTGTTAATACATTTGACTTCGTGTTGATAAATACCACAGTTGCGTCAAATTCAAGAGCTGGTGATAACACTTATGATAATTTGCATATTAAAAGCGGAAACGCTAAAATTATTGGCTGTCACATGTTTAATAACTATGGTGAGATTAAAACTAGGTCGTCCATTTATTTAGCTACTGACGTTGGTCTTACTACGGTTGATAGTTGTCACGTTGAAGGCTCATATACGCCGTTAATTACGCTTGCTCCTAGATGTGTATTTACTAATAGCATTTTCTATGCATCATTTGGTGTTAATGATGTAGAAGTCGGTGCTAACGGTAATACTTTTATTGGGTGTGTTTTCAATAATCAAAATACAGATCCTACACACCAGTATAAAACTTGGAAAGGTGCGTTCAGATTTTCAAATAATGCTAGAAACGTTGTTGTTGAAAAATGTATTATGAACAATACGCCTTTTAGCACAGATTTAGATGGATTAGGTGAGTTAAACAGCTTTGATATTTACGGGTATAATAACACAGGTGTTGACGGAAATTATTGCATGGTAAACCCAGCGGAAAAAGCTAACGTAACCATTAGAGGTGATTTTGGTAAACAAAGCGAATTTTATAGACGGTCACTTGAATATTCTGTAAATTACAGTAGAGTTATTGTTATTGGTGATTCGTTTACGGCTGGTGACGGTGTGTCATATAAATGGTATCAACTTGTTAAAGATTTAATTGTTATACCACAATTAGAGGTTTTTGCTTATGGTGGTGCTGGATTTATCAACAAAGCTACTTCTGAACAGGTGACGTTTAAAGAAGCTATTCAAAATTTAATTTTGCCAGCTATTGATAAACCTGACGAAGTTACTCTGGTTATCTTACAGGGTGGGCTGAATGACGCTGTGCAGAAATACGAAGATGAAAAAAACGCTGTGGGTGAAACACTGTATGTAGCTAAAACGGCATTCCCTAATGCTAAAGTTGTTGGTTTAACATCGTTAAATTATGATGTTATGGATTCAAACACTTTACTTGGTATAAACGACGGGTTCATGGAGCAAGATTGCTATAACACTGTAAATGGAAATGCCTGGCTGGCGTTAGGTGATAACTTAGTTGGAGAAGATAATAAACACCCTAATCAAAATGGACATAAGTATATTGCAAAAATGTTCTGTAACTGGTTGTTTAACGGTGACGCTAGACCTTATAGAAAAAAAGTGTTTGGGGATGAAAATAACAAAGTTGTTTTCACGGTTAATAATGATGTTGTGTCAATGTGCGGAACTGGCAACTTTAATGGATTGGCTAAAAGTGATAATTATTATAAGTTGTTTGATTTGCCTAATGGTGGAATTTATTGGGCAAATGACCAGAAATTCCCTATTTATACTGATACAGGTTTATCTTACCTTTGGATGTATAATAAAGAAGTAAGAATTTTAGTGCAAAATGAAAGTACACCTACTAACTTTGTTTTTAACATAACAACTCAGATACCTACATTTACACCGTTTAATTAAAGTTGATGTGGCTCATTTTCACCAATTATTTGGTGAGGGTGAGCCGCTTTAACGTGTAAATGAGTGACTCCGATCAGACGGGATACAGAGTGTTTCTCCTGATATTCGCTCATGTCGATACG